GAATACTTTCGCGCCTGATGGTTGGTCGCTGTCGCAAGGTGGGAACAGGGATGACAGCGCTTTGGTTGGAGTTGTTGCCGACAGAACTGTCTATGCCGCTTATATTGCAACGGGCAGAACGTATACAGTTACGTTTGTAAGAGCATCTGCTGATGGCGGCGGCACACTCCAGACCATGACAGACATTGCTTACGGCACGACCATCACGGCGGCATCTGCCTACACAGGTGCTACGCCTACGACTACGCAGGGTGATGCTACGGACTATCCGTTTGAAGGATGGAATCCTGCTTCTGCTACGGTTCAGGGTGATACGGTATTTACTGCAAAATTCGGTTCGCCTGTTGAGGTTGCGGAAATTACGGATTCGTGGGATACCATCATTGCGAACATTGACAACGGAACATATGCTGCGAAGTATAAGGTCGGTAACTACAAGCCGCTTGACCTTGGCACAGAAGGCACTATCAATATGCAGATTGTGGCGATGAATGCTGACGAGTTGGCTGATGGTAGTGGGTATGCGCCGTTGACGTTTGTCATGAAAGACTTGACAAGCATTTATCTGACAGATTTTGCTACGGCAGTTGACAACAGTGCAGTGGCGTCAAGAATACAGAGTGTTTCGAAGATTACCAGAAAAATTGTCAGCGGGTCTATACAAGAAGTTTCGGAAACGATAAAATACTGGTCACTTTCTTCGAGAGAAGTAAGCGGTGGTACTGCAGAGGAAAAGAATGGTGTCCAGTACGTTGGAATGTTTAAAGATTTCGCAAGTAAGATAAAAAAATATCAAGGAGAAAATACTGCTTACATTCTTCGGTCTTATTATAACAAAAATGGTCGTCTTGTTGTAATTGACACTAATGGTCTTGTAAGTGATAGCACAACCACATCAAATTATAAGCGCTGTTTCGGCTTCTGCCTTGGTCTTGAACCCGAAACCACTTAAATTCTTCCCTTCCCTTCCCGCCACACGGCGGGAGGGGATTGACTTTTACTGCTTAACGTGGTTTAATAAAAATAAAAAAAACGAGGTATCATGATGCAGGCAGAAATCATCGTGGCGTTATTATCTCTTGCAGGAACTTTGATTGGTTCTATCGTTGGTATTCTGACTGCGAATAAGCTTGTGATTTATAGAATCGAACAGCTTGAACGGTCAGTAAGTAAACACAATACCGTCATTGAGCGGGTTGCTCTTTTGGAGCAGGACAACAAAGTCCAATGGAAACGTATTGACGAATTTAAGGCTGATATTGAAAAGATCAAAACAGAAGTAATGAATTCGTGAAAGGAGTGGTAAGTATGGAGAATCTCGGCATTGCAAGTGTGGCGGCTATCACGGTTATCTGCTATCTGATCGGCATCTGGTGCAAGTCTACGCCCATTATCAAGGATGAATTAATCCCTGCCATCATGGGTCTGTGCGGCGGACTTATCGGCGTTATTGCGTACCTTACCAATATGCCCGAATTCGAGGGCGTACACATTATCACGGCTGTATCTATCGGGATCGTCAGCGGGCTTGCCGCTACGGGCATCAATCAGATCTGGAAGCAGTTCCAGAAAGGTGTGGACAGCAATGATTCTTATACCTGACTTCTATCATTACGATAAGATTTCTTCGTGGGCGGACTTGAAAAAAGCCGCCCCTTTTGTGATTTTCAAGGGAACGCAGGGTGTTACCATTAAATCATCTACGCTTGATGCGTATATCAAAAAATGCGAGCAGTACGAGATTCCTTACTGGATTTACGCCTATCTTAATAAGGGCAACGAAACAGCGCAGGCGAAATTTCTAGTTAAGACTTGTAAGAAAAAAGTAGGCAGTTTCTTCCGTGGCTATGTTCTGGATACCGAAGAAAACAACACGGCAAAGAACGTACAAGCCGCCCTTGAATGGCTTAATACGCAGTCGCCGAAGACCATGCTTTATACAGGCTACGATGACTACAATATTTATGCCGAAGTTATTAAGGACAGAGGCTCGTCCTGTGCATGGTGGGAATCCCGATATGGCAAAAATAACGGCGAGTACAATCCGCAGAAGTATCCCTGCCATGATGGTGTGGACTTGTATCAGTTTACAAGCAAAGGCAAGATTGCAGGCATTGCAAATCCCTGTGATTTAAGTGTCCTTACAGGAGCAAAGCCGCAGACATTCTTTACTGGCATTCCTGCAAGCTTCATGCCTGCGCCTGTTCCTACAGCAGATGACATTATCAAGATCGCAGAAGGATGGCTTGGGCTTAAAGAATCCGATGGCTCATATAAAATCATCCTTACTATCTATAACGACCATAAACCACTTGCCAGAGGACATAAGGTCGCGACTTCCGACAGTTGGTGCGCCACTTTTGTTTCCGCTGTCTTTATCAAGGCTGATGCTGTGGACTTAATCGGCGGCACAGAATGTTCTGTTGAGCGCATGATTGAAGATTGCTTCAAGCCTGCAAAAATCTGGAATGAAGACGGACGCATTACGCCGAAGCCCGGTTATATCATTGCTTATAATTGGGATGACAAGACACAGCCGAATGACGGTTGGGCTGATCATATCGGCATCGTCAAAGAGGTCAAAGACGGCTATATCTATGTCATCGAGGGTAATTACAGCGATTCTGTCAAGGTCCGCAAGATCAAAATCGGTGATGGCAGGATCCGTGGCTATGCCATCCCGCATTATGCACAGCAGGTAGAAACGCCTGTCCTGCCCGAAAAGCATAAATACTCCGGCAAGTTTCCGAACCTGCCAAAAAGAGGTTTCTGGAAGTTAAATGACGGTATCAAGACTTACACAGATAAATCCGATTTAACGCAGATAAAGCGTGTACAAAGGCTCGTTAATTGGATTAATAACGGCGACATTGCAGTCGATGGCAAGTATGGTGCGAAGACAGAAGCCGCTGTTAAGTCAGCGCAGAAATTGCTTAAAGTTGTTACTGATGGTGAATTCGGAGAAAAAACGTTAAAGGCGGCTAAATCTTATGAACGATGAAAATAAAGAAGTTTACGTGCCGTATATAGTTCACGAAGGTGTACAGGTGCGGCTAGAGAGAACGATCAAAAGATTGGTCTGTGCGCTGATCCTGACGATCCTGCTGATGTTTGCTACGAATGCGCTGTGGCTTTGGAGTTGGATGCAGTACGATTATGTCAGCGAAGACAGCACAATAAATACAAACACGATTGACGTTGACGGCAAGAATGGCATAGCAACGTATGTAGGAGACATCGTAAATGGCTCGAATAGTGGTGACATCAACAACGATAAGACGCAGGCGGAGACGGAGAACAAAGAAGAATGGCAACAGCAAAGGAATCCGTAAACGCAAGTAATCTTTCCCGCTCTGAAATTGAGCATCTAATTGACGAATGGATCGTTGGAAGAAATGCACAGCGCGATAGAGCAATTCTTCGTAGACGGCTAATTGACGGAATTATATATGATCGTTTAGCTGAGGAGTTTGATTTAAGTGTCCGTCATGTCAAGAAGATAGTTTATAAAGGCGAAGACAGAATCTTTGCCCATGTAAAGCCCTGACTTTAGGGCTTTATTTTTTTTTGAAGAAATTTACAAAAACCTATTGACATATAATAACATTTGATGTATAGTATAGGTGTACCAAATAAAGAACCCCACACAAACAGGAGGACGATATGAAACAGATTATTGGATATCTGGTAAAGAAAGACGGCGAAGTTATTGGTGCTACAGGCGATGAAAGAGAAGCGATGTACATTGCAAGAAACTGGAAGGGCATCAGCTACAAAGTAGTTACCACTATTAACCCGATGGAAGACCCGAAGACAGAACGCACAGTTGCTTATGACGGTACAAAATAAAAATATATACCCGCCCCGGAGGTTACGAGGGCAGAGGAGAGGTTATGAGACAGGTAAATGTATGGGTAAATGAAAAGAATTACGAGCTCCCTGTTGTAGAAATTACACCGTATCAGTTTGATGATCTTGTAGATCACAGAGTATTTGAGACGCTTAAGGATTTGCATTATACGTTGATGGCATTAAGCCGAGGGGCAAGTAGATACTCGTTGGAACATGGGCTTGCCTGCCCGAGAGACACGAGAAAGGCTATTGAAAAGATTGAGGCACTTCCAAAGTATTGATAGTTTTCCCTGTCGGTAGGTGGTCAGACCGTCAGAAAGGATTGCATGAAGATACAGTACATCATTACAAAAGAAGAAATTGACGGAGCCAAGCAGAAGCTGTGGGAACTGAAGCAAGCCGCCTTGTTAAGCAGGGATGCCGGAATGATGCAGGATAACCGAGAGTATTATCTACGGGCAAAGGGCTTTGAGAATGCCCTGATTGCATTGGGAATTCTACGCAACAACAAATAAGCATCAAATGGCTGTCAGGCTTTGTTTAAAGCCCGTACAGCCATTTTTATTGCTTTAATAATAATTTATACATTAAAGACGCTAAACCGCCTTAAATCGCCTTAAACGCGAAAATAGCACGAATAAAGCACTCTTGGATCATTCCGAGAGTGCTATTTTTGTGCAATGATTAAACCATAATGAAAAGCAAGAAGCAAGGTGATTAAAATGGCTTGGAAATACTTTTTGAACAATCCCACAGGTCGAAATGTCGGAGACTGCGCTGTTCGTGCAATTTCTGTCGCCCTTGATGTGGATTGGGAAACGGCTTACCTCATGATTGCAAAGAACGGCTATGCCATGGGCGATATGCCGTCATCTGACAGCGTGTGGGGAGCGGTGCTTCGGCAAAATGGATTCTACCGCAAAGCAATACCGAATAGCTGTCCTGATTGCTATACAGCAGAACAGTTCTGCGAGGATAATCCGCATGGCGTTTACGTTCTCGGATTTGGCGGTCATGTTGCTACGGTAGTTGATGGCGATCTCTATGATAGCTGGGACAGCAGTCAACTTTATCCGCAGTACGTCTGGTACAGAAAGGAGTAGTGTATGGCATACAACAACGGCTTTCCTATGGGTTATCCACAATTTTATCCACAATATCCACAGTATCAGCAACAGCAAATTCCTCAACAGCAATCTCAACCGCAAATGATGACTCCACCCACAATTCATGCGGAGATCCTTCAAGTAGACAGCGAACAGTCTGCGGAGAACTATCCTGTTGCCGCAGGCACTAGCCAGATGATGATCCGAAAGGATGATGGAGAAATCTATGTAAAGACAGCTTACGCCAACGGGCAATCTAGGCTTGATGTGTATGTCAAACGCCCGGAGAAGCCCGTCAAGCCTGTTTTCGATCCTGAAGCGTATATAACTAAAGACCAACTTGAAAACCGCTTAAATCAGCTTGTAAAGGAGATTAACGATGGGAATGTTCGAACAACTCGGTCAGCAAAAGCAACAGCAGGCAAATCCACAGCAAATGATTCAGCAGGTCAAGAGTGATCCTGTGGGCTTTTTAAAAGACAAAGGGTTCAACATTCCTGATGGAATGAAGGATCCCGGTCAGATAACGTCCTATTTACTTCAGACCGGGCAAGTTGGCAATCAGCGAATGCAGATGGCACAGCAGATTTTGCAAAGAATGATGGGGCGATAAGCAAAGTCGTTTGCTTATTAACTTTAGATATTCAACGTTCAAGTGCGCACGGATGAACTACGAATAAATAAACAAAATTATGAGAGGTAAATAAATCATGGCTTTAACTGATGAAAGCAATGGCGGCATCGGTGCTACGATGCTCGTAGGTCCGACAGGCTATCCTATGATGGGTAACGGCGGCGGATTCGGAAACTGCTTCGGCGGTGATTGGGCTTGGATTCTCCTGCTCCTGCTTATTGGCGGTGGCGGATGGGGATGGGGCAACGGCTTTGGTGGCGGAAATGCCGCCGCTGATGGTGCTATCCTTTACCCTTGGATGAATCAGGCGGAAATCACCTCTGATGGATTCAGGGATCAGATGATGAACACAAACATCACTTCCGTTCGTGACGGCATCAATGATATTTCCACACAGCTTTGCAACGGCTTTGCAGGCGTGAACGCAGGCGTAGCTAATGGCTTTGCGCAGGCAGAGATCGCCGCTAATGGCAGACAGATGGCGAATATGAATCAGGCGTTTGCGGCGCAGACCGCTATGACGCAGGGATTCAATCAGCTCGGATCTGACTTTGCAAGCTGCTGCTGTGAAAACCGTCTCGGGCTTGCCGATCTGAAATACACGGTAGCGACCGAGAACTGCGCTGACAGAACGCAGTCCATGCAGAACACCCGCGACATTATTGATTCGCAGACCAGAGGAACACAGGCGATTCTTGATAAGCTCTGCGCTCTGGAACTTGATGGCGTGAAGGGTCAGCTTGCACAGGCACAGAGAGAAAATGTCGGTCTGCAGAATCAGCTTAATATGGCGGCACTTCGTGAGAGCCAGACTGCACAGAATGCCTTTATTCAGCAGGGATTTTCTAACGAAGTCGATGCCCTGTACAACCGTCTGAACTCCTGTCCTGTACCTACGACACCTGTCTACAGCAGAACTCCGATCTTCACCTGCAATAACAATGGTTGCGGGTGCGGATGCGGGAATGCTTCTTTCTAATAAATGAGGTGCGCTATGGCTTGTGAATTTTTGTATAATCCGATTCAGGAAGTAGCGCTGAATGCGCCGATTCTGTTTGATACATCTATTCCCTGCAATCGTGGTAACGTCTATCACGAAGGCGACACAGGGAATTTTATTCTCAAAGGCGCATCCTCTAATAATGCGTGTTGCAATCAGTTCGCACAGTATCAGGTCACTTTTAACGGTAATATTGCCATCCCTGAAGGTGGCGAAGTCACGCCGATAGCAGTAGCTATCGCCGTTAATGGCGAGCCGAGACTTACTAGCAGGGCGATCTTCACGCCTGCCGCTGTGGAAGAATTTGGCAACGTAACAAGTACGGCAATCATCAAGGTCCCCAGATGTTGCTGTTTCAGCCTGAGTGTAGATGCAGTTCCTGCTACGACTGATCCCACAGTAACACCTGCGCCTGTGATCGAAGTACAGAACGCAAATCTTACGATTACACGGATCGCTTAGAAAGGAGGAAGAACAGATGCATAAATTACTCGAATACGTTTGTGATGAACTGGAAGAGCTGGAGCGCAAAGCCGATAAGGATGGCAAGCTGTCTATGGCTGAAATGCAGTACGCTGATCTTCTTGCTCACACAAAGAAGAACCTGCTGAAAGGCGAGGAAATGATGGATGAAAGCGAATACAGCATGGCGGGTTATGGCGGTAGCTATGCTCGTGGCAATCAGGGCGGTAATCGTGGCGGTAACGGTCGCAATCCTTACCGCAATAGTTACGCGCGCGGCAGAAACGCAAGACGCGACAGCATGGGAAGATATAGCCGTAATGACGGTTATTCCATGGATAGTGCCGAGATGGTAGACGAACTCCGTGAACTCATGCAGGACGCACCTGATGACAGAACCCGGCAGGAATTCCAGAGATTTATCTCAAAGATCGAGCAGATGTGAGGGGGTAGCCGCTTGTGATTACTGAACAAGATTTGCAGGCGGCTATTGCCGAATGCAAAGGACAGAGAAATCCGAACGCCAACACTTGCTTAAAACTTGCCGCTTTTTACACGATCATGGATCACATGAATAATGAGGACAGCGCACCTGTGTCCGCAGAAACGGACAGCCGATATTCCGCATCCACAGGTGTGCCTGTCGGTTACTCATACGCTCCGAATGGCGACAGCGAATTTTTGCAGAAAATATCCATGGTCGATCCTGACAGGGCTTGGTCAGTCATTGACGAAATGGTATCTGCAATTAAAGTGCTTAACCCTCGATTGTATGCGGGAGTTATGCGAAAACTGGACGACTTTTAAGTCGTCCTTTTTTTATGCAAAGAAAAAGACACAGGTACGGCAATACCTGCGCCTTTTCCAGAAAGGAAAGTATTCCAATGCGGTTCATCGTATTAATAATATCACAGCCGCGATCAAAAGTCAATCGTATCTGTTGTGTAGTATAGTGTAGCAAAAACCTACATTTTTATAAACTTTTCTATAAAGCAACCCCATATAGGGACTTTTATAGAAATGTATTCATTTGCTACACTTCCTACACTTTTGCTACACTAAAAAAAGTAAAGAAAATATAATAAAATAATGATAGGTAAAAATAATTTGGATTTTTTTAAAAAACCTATTGACATTATCGCAGAAAGGGGGTATAGTATAGACAGAGGCAAAGAAAGGAGTAAAAAAATGCTTAACAAACACAGAGTGGTAGAATATTTGCTTGAAGAAGTCGGGCTTGACGAGGTAAATATGAAAGCCGCCGCGAAAGCGGCGCAGGCGGCACTTTTATTTGAGGAAGTGGAAAAGTTTTATTACCTTTTCATGAAAAAAGAGGAAGAAAAGACGTTTACACCTGAATTAGAAGGGTGGATGAAATACAAAGACATTCACATGCAGGCTATGAAACTTGCAAGTGAAAGGGCGGAGTTAGGAGAAGCATCTTCGGATAAAGTATTTGAACTTATTGAGATGGTACAGGCGGGGGAAAGCAATAGTTACGAAGCAAAGCTTACGCTTGCTATCCGCGAATTAAAATCAGAAGCTAGTCAATATGAGGAACTAGCTAAAAAATGGTGCAGATCAATGCGCCAGAATTTTCCGGAATGGCCTTGGTGTTAATAATTTTATGCCCTATAGCCAAACGGTAAGGCAACGGAATTTGACTCCGTGATTGCAGGTTCGATTCCTGCTAGGGCAGGTTACTAAAACAAGAAAGGAGAGTACGATGATGCAGAAGGCGAGAGTTTTAGTGATTGACACCAAAAAGCCGGATGTCCGGCAGGTGGTGGTTGAGGAACTTGCAGACTATTACGAACAGCTTGATTGCGATACATTTGATATTGCGAGGCGGCAGATCGGCGAAAGATATTACGATATCTTTTGCGATGACATAGGGCTGTTTCTGGAAGATGCAATAGTATCGGCTATTGATGATCATGACAAGCCGATGCTTGTGGGAAACCTGCTGATTGCAAACCATGATGCGGATGGCAACACGACAAGCCTGACGGATGATGATTTAAACATTATCGCAGGCGAACTGCTTGTTGGCGTACACATTAGCGCTGACGGTAAGAGAACAGTAAGTCCGGCAGTCAGATGCCGTTATTAAGAAAGGAGTGATAACATGACTTTACAGGAACTGATGATTAATTACCGCGCAAAAGAACGTATCTCGCAAGCAAAGCTTGCGGAACGTTGCGGGGTATCGATGCAGACTATCCACAGCGTGGAGACAGGACAACAGACCCCTACACGCCTAACTGAAGCGAAGATCAGGCTTGTGGTTGAAGAACAGAAAGGAGAGAACGATGATTAATGCAAAGATCGACAAAGGTGAAATATTATCCATGAATATATCCGGCAGTGAAGCCGAGATCATAGCAGAATCCATGGTTCTGCTGAAAGCCATTTGTAACAGGTTGAATGATGCGGGTTCAAAACATGCAAAGTCAAACATGAGACTTGCCATTGCTTACAGCCTGTTATCTGGTAATCTGTTTGACGAGGATCCCGCAAGCGAACTGCTTGATGAATTCTTTGAAGCCATAGGGGTGGACAAGGATAAGATCCTTGCCGCGGGCAAAGATGATGATAACGATGCCAACATGGAAATCCTTGAAAAAGAAGATGCCCTGCGGAAAGCGATAGAAAAGGCGGCGGCGTATGGCGACTGATTGTTTTAGCGTAACTCGGATAAAGCTGTTTAAAGCCTGCAGGCGGGCTTACGAACTGAAATACATAGAAGGGCTAGAGCCTGTAACAAAAGCCGAGAGTTTAACGATCGGCGCAACGTACCATGAAAAGCTTGAACAGCTTTACAAAGAAGGGGATTTTGAGCAGGACTTCAGCCGGGAGTCCGCAATGGCAACAGCTTACAAGAAGTATATTTATCCGAGGTTCGCCGTACGGGCAAGCGAGGAATGGCAGAAGTACAAGCTACAGAATGGCGAAACCATGATAGGGCGTGTGGATGGGATCGCAACGGATGGCAACCTTGTGGAGCACAAGACCACAAGCCTGTCGCATGATGAGTACGAATACAACCTGCAATGGGATGAGCAGATTTTGACGTATATGCTGATGACAGGCGCACGGAATGTATGGTACACTATCTGCCGCAAGCCTACGATCCGGCAGAAGAAAAATGAAACCGAAGAAGAGTTTTACGAACGCATGGTTGCATGGTATGACGAAGATACGGACAGTAAGCTTGCCGTATACCTGTTAAACCGCACGGATGCGGATGTGGAAGAATACAGACAGAGCATTGAAAAGATAACAACGGAAATCACGCATTGCGATGACTATTATCGAAATACCTGCCATTGCAATGCGTGGGGCAGACGGTGTGAGTATGCAAGTGTATGCCTTCACTATGATCCAGAGCAGGAATACGTTGAGTTTGTAAGAAGGGAGAGTGATTAAATGGCGTTAACGATCAGAAAGCTTGACGAAAACATCAAGCTTAATGATACTTATACGGCTCTGCTGTACTGCAAGCCGGGAGTCGGCAAGAGTACAGCGATAGGGCTGATCGCAGAGAGAAGCGAGGGCAATACACTTGTGCTTGATGTGGACAGGACGATCACGAAGACTTTGGCAAAAAAGGAAGTTGTAAAGGACACGAGCAAGATCCTGATTGCTGAAATCGAGAACCGTGGCAAGAATAAGGAATTAGGCATTGAGGGAACTTTCGATAGTTGGAGCAAGATGCTTCGGCAGGAAATTACTCCTGAGTTTATTGCCGAAAACGATATCCGCACGATTGCTGTGGATAACATCAGCGAACTTGAACGATGCATACTTTCGGATTTAGGTTCGCAGGGCAAAAATAGAGGCGTTCCCGCTATGGCTGATTATCAGTATATGCAGTTTCAGCTTGTGAACAGCCTGCGCTACATGAAGTCCTTGGGAGTGAATATTGTATGGACGGCATGGGAAGTTACCGAGCAGTTCACGCATCCAGACGGCACGCAGTACAGCAGGCTGTATCCAAAGGTAAGCACAAAGATCGTTGATAATATCTGTGGCTTGTGTGATGTGGTAGGGCGTATCTTGGTTAATAAGGACGGTCAGCATGGCGTACTGCTTGAAGCTACGCAGAACACTTATGCTAAAAATCAGATTGATGATCGCAAGGCTTGCAGGGTAGAGGATTTTGTAAACTTCAGAACAAAGAAAGGAGAACAGGAATGATTAAGGTTAGGATTATCCAGAACAAAACTCACGAGTTTGAGGATGAAGGCAAGATGGTGTCTTATGACATGGACGAATCCATTGAGTTTACTGCTCCGGCATTAGAGTCGGTGCAGGATTTAATCGACACAATCGTGACTTACGGAGATAATGCCCGCATCGAAATTACAAAAGTGAAGGAGGACTAATGCTATGGCATGGGAGTACAAAAGAGAGGAAGGACAGTTTCAGCAGTTACCCGAAGGGCGTTACAGAATCCGCATTAAGTCGGCGGATAAGGCAATCAGTAAAAAGGGCAATGATATGCTTGCCCTTCAGTTTGAGGTAAGTGGATCAAATCAGATTCTGTACCATTATATTACTTTTATGGATGATCGCCCGGAACTTACGAACCGCCTGCTGACGCAGTTCTTTGATGCCTTTAAGGACATAGAAGATGGCGACTTCAATATGACAAATTGGATCGGCAAAGTCGGTGCGTGTCAGGTGAATCATGATGATGACGGCAGAGCAAAACTGCACTATTTTATCAGACCGAAACAGGCAGAGGAGCTTCCGCCGTGGAAAGAGCCAACAAGAGCAGGCGGCGCACCTGCACCGAAGAAGCCTGTTAAGACAGATGCCGATGGCTTCATGCAGGTTGATGACGATGATGATGATTTCTTGCCGCCCTTTGATTGATCAATAAATGCACGATTAGCAGGGCGAAAAGCCCTGCTAATTTGACTTAATGGAGAATTAACTATGAGTAACAAGGCGTTAGGCACGCAATTCGAACGTGAAATGTGTGAAGTTTTGTCAAAAAAAGGCTTTTGGGTGCATTTTATGTCACCGGATAACAGCGGCGCACAGCCGTGTGACTTGATTTTCGCAAAAGATAAGCAAGTATACATTGCCGACTGCAAAACCTGTGTAGCGGAGTCCTTTTCAATAGACAGGCTTGAAGATAATCAGGTTTTTGCTTTTGAAAGATGGCTGAAGTGTGGAAATAATGATCCGCTTATCTTCGTAAAGCATCGCAATTTCGTTTATAAGATATCGTATTCCGTGTTAAAGTTCTTAAAACGAATTAAATTTGCAGAAAGGAGTCCATTTTGTATTTTGTGGCCGGAAACAAAATAGAAGTATATGATTATACGGCAGACATTCTGCAATGGTGCAAGGATAATCTTGTGTTGCACAATCCAGACTTTGATAAGAAAGAGCGAATGGGGCTGTGGACAGGCAACACACCGAGAGAATTCTGCTTGTATGAGCGTGATGCAAGAAAGCTTGTACTGCCCTTCGGATGTGTGGGCAAATTAAAAGAAGATTATCCGCAAGTGCCTTTTAAATCGCGTATAAAGCCTGTACAGCCGTTTTTATGCCATAGTAATATAAACTTATATACCTATCAGGAAAAAGCCGTTAAATCGGCTTTAAAGCGGCGTAATGGCGTTTTGGTAATGCCCTGTGGGAGTGGCAAGACGCAGACGGCTTTGGAAATTATTTCTGTGCTTAGTATTAAGACATTATGGCTGACGCAGACGCAGGAGTTGCTAAA